TATCAATAATATTGCATTAGAAGACCTAATAGCTATTAAGTTAGAGTTGTCTACTAGATATTTATATGGTAAGTTCTATGGTATACCTATCTGGAGACTGACTAGACACGCAGTCACAGATGCTCTTTTAAAGACTGCCCTGAGCATTGCAAGAACAAAAAAAGAAGCAGCACGATTTTTAGGGGTTGACTATATGGAATTTAACCGTTATATTAAGAAGTATAATACTATTTCTTTTTTTGAAGAAACCGAAGAGGATATATGAACATAAAATTATTTAATGCAGCGAGAATAAAATATGAAGCACAGGCAGAAGAAGCAAGAGCAATGTTGGATATGCTATTTACCAAAACAGTAATGGTCGGAGAACACACAGATATCTTAAAAGAAATTGATAAATGGACTAAACTATTATCAGAAGCATTAGATAGTGTTGATGCGCTTGATGATTATGCTACTCAAAGAAAAGAAGAGGGGTTAACAACCCCTTAAACGGAGGGGTTGAAAATGTCTACAACAAGATTTACACTAGATGGAAATGGAAAAAGAGCCTACATAGGTTCACCAGTTTATTATCAGAATAGAGTTTGGTTGTTAGAGGATATTCAATACCTCAAATGGAATTCAGAACAATATCTAACCCTACAAGATCCAAAAAATAAAAATAAAAAAGTAGAGTTTGTAAGAGCAAACTTAATATCGGCAGTTGATTAATGAATAGAAAGAAAATATTTGAAAATGAACATTGGTACGTTACTAACATAGATCATATAAGTTTAAAGGTTGAAGTGAATAATGGAGCGGTTGTTACATCTGTTATTAATGATAAATCTGATTATTATTTTTATTTACCAAACTCAAAATCTAAAATGATAAATTCTAAAAAAGATTTAGATAAAAAAATAAAAAATTATTTTGATATATTTTTTAATCTAGATGAATTAACTTTTATGAAAGAGAACACAAACGAAGATAATTACGCAGATTATATAAATTTATATACAGACCTGTATTGGATTAAAAATAAACTAGGTTTGACTATTTGGAAGAGAAATTCGATTATTTAGCACACTTTTCAGGTGCTACACAAGCCCACTCGTGAATGGAAGCGTCTCTGAGACCAGATCTAATAAAACGCATTAGTTTGTGAAAAGGTGAAGAAATAGCAACATTTCTAAACTTAGCAAGAACAGAGTGAACCATTCCTACCAACTCACCTTTAGAATTTAGAAGCATAGATCCAGAAGAACCAAAAGTTGCTGGAAGTGTATAAAGATCTTGTCCCCCATCCTCACCAGCATATCTGCCTTCAAAGATAGGAACCATATCATAGTTAAACACACCCAAAGGAGCGGCAATATTATAAACTCTTTCACCTTTCTTTGGAGGTTTCATTGCCAATGGAATAACACTTACCCCAGTAGTCAAACCTTCAGCAAAAAGTAAACAAGCATCTATTTCAGCATCTTTTTTTAGTATCTCTGCATCATAAGTTTCCAACAGAATAGTTGAGACTTTCATTTTCACTTTTTGAGTGACTGTTTCTAATAACCCCGATTCTCCATCACAGACGTGCGCTGCTGTAACAATATAAGCGCCCTTTTCTGTGACCCTCACAACATAACCTGAACCAGTAGAACGAAGGTCCATAGTCATACATTTCTCACCAATACATTTTTTTAACTCAACTGTCTTACTAATGAAAGCAAAACCATCTCTTGGAAAGTTGTCCTCTATGTTTGAATTCATTGTGCCGCAAGAGATAGTCAACGACAGAACGAATATTAGGGTAGACATCATAACCCCACGCATTTTCTTATCCTCCTTTGTAAAAGGGATTATTACTCCCTTAAAATAAATAAGTGCCCCGTGCCCCTTTTTACCAACTAAACAAATAAAAAGACTATTTATAATGATTGCTTTCTCGTGTTACATTTATCAAAAGTAGATGTTTCGTGAGAAAGATCAAATGCTTAACAAAGTGAGTTAACATGGCTAAAAAAATTTATATTCTTGATACGAGTGTTTGTTTAACAGACGCAAATTGTATTCGCTCCTATGGTAATAACGATATCGTCCTTCCTTTAAAAGTTCTTGAAGAAATAGATAATAACAAAAAAAGACAAGACGGTGTAGGAACAAATGCGAGAACTGTTATTCGTGTCCTTGATTCCCTCCGTGAAAAAGGTAGTTTGTCTAATGGTGTGAGGATTGATAAAGGGAAAGGTCTAATATGCGTGAAAATGGTCAAAAGAGAAGGTCTACCGGAGGATCTAGATCTTTCTGTGCCTGATAATGAGATTATTAGCGTTGCGTTAAACCAGAAAAATGAAAACCCAAAAAGAAAAGTAATCGTGGTCACACGAGACATTAACATGCGTGTTAAGTGCGATTCTCTGGGTTTGACGACCGAGGATTTCCAATCAGATCAAGTTGTAAAAGATACAGATAATATTTATACTGGTTTCCTAACTCACTTGGTGGATGAACCTGTCCTTGACCGGTTTTATTCAGGAGAAGAAGTGTTTATAGAAAAAGAAGATTTACAACTAAATCCAAATCAGTTCCTTATGCTGATTTCAAACCAAAATGAAAAGAAAACTGCTCTTGGAAAGTTTGAATCTTATGAGAAACCCCTAAAGTTAATCAACACTAGCAGTAAAAAAAGACTTTGGGGTTTGAAACCTAGAAATAAAGAGCAGATTTTTGCTATGGATTTATTAGAAGACCCAAAAATAAATGTAGTAACGTTAGTCGGCAAGGCTGGTTGCGGTAAAACCCTTTTAGCAATCGCAGCCGGTCTTAGCCAAGTTGTAGAAAAAGAAATTTACAGCAGACTTGTAGTTTCCAGACCTATTCAACCTATGGGCAGAGATATTGGTTTCTTACCAGGAACAATAGAAGAAAAAATGTCACCTTGGGTTGCTCCTATCCGTGATAACCTTGAGTTTCTAATGGCAAACGATAAAGCAACATTAGAAAATTACATGGAAAGAGGCAAAATAGAAGTAGAAGCACTAACTTACATTCGTGGACGCTCCATAGCAAATGCTTTTATCATTATTGACGAGGCACAGAACCTTACAGCACACGAACTCAAAACTATCCTCACTCGTGTTGGCGAGGGAACAAAAATTATTTTAACTGGTGACGTAGAACAGATTGATAACGTCTACCTAGACGAAACCTCAAACGGTCTTACACACGCAGTTGAAAAATTCAAAACTTTTGATGTTTCTGGGCACGTAACTCTTCTCAAAGGTGAGAGGTCCAAAGTAGCAACAATCGCTTCTAAAATTCTTTAAACTTATCCAAATATCTGTTATATTTATCCAAAAGGAGGACAATTATGTCTGTAGATAATGAAAACCCAGATCTGCTACAAGTAGTAGAACCAGTAAATGAAATGAAAAGATGGTTGGTAAACTATGTTGGAGAAAAACTTCAACCTAAAAATGATGAAGTTAATGTTGAAATGATCATTCAGGTAATGTCTGAAGAATTTCCAGAATTCTTGATGCCTGTCGCAGAAGAAAATTTTATTCGTGGATATCGACAAGCACTAGCTGATGTAGATGCTGGCGGTGTGCAAGGTTGAAAGAGTACATAGCACAACAAGCGAGCAAGTCTAAAAAAAAATTAAATCAATATAATATTCATGGAAAACCTTTTGTTTTTATAGAACCATTCAAAAACGATATTAATCTAGATTACATTAAAAAAACAATCGAAACTCTAACTCCAGACTTCTTTTTTGATAATGTTGATAGTTTTCTTGTTGGTTATGCTGATGAGTTTTTCAAAGGTGATCGTGAATACAACGCCATGTTTAAAGACGGGGCAATCTATCTCTCACCCGATCAAGATAACGAGAAAGATCTTTTAGATGACATTCTTCACGAACTTGCCCACGCTGTTGAAAAAAGAAATGAAGAAGAGATTTATGGTGATGGCAGATTAGAAAGAGAGTTTCTTGCCAAACGAAATACCTTATACCACCTTCTAGATGATGAAGACTACGATATAGAAGACTATGAAAATCCAGAATACGATTATAAGTTTGATCAGCATCTCTATAAAGGAATAGGATACGATAAATTAAGAACTATATCATCTGGGTTGTTTTATTCACCATACGCAATTACAGCACTACGAGAGTATTGGGCAAATGGTTTTGAGAACTATTTATTGGGAGATAGAAATAAACTCAAAGAGTTGAGTCCAGTATTATATGAAATTATAGATTCTTTTTTTGAGTTTTAAGGAGTGAGCAATGAAAATTACAACAAAAACCAAAGGTAAAAAAATATTTTTTGAAATAGTAGCGGACCCAAACGCAAGAAGAAGATCTTCTCAGAAAATAATATTTAAAAATAATTCTGTAGAATCGTTATTAAGAAAAAAATATAATTTAGATGATTATGTGTTTTTAACTGGTGAAAGTGATAAACATGACTTAACGGTCTCAAATACAATTGGAAATTACACTTTTGAAAAAAAACAAGTTGACATTGTTAAAGAATCTGTTAGAATAGATGAACCGAAAGTTGAAGTTGAAGATCTAAAAATAGATGAAACTTCGTTGTCTACCGACTCTTTACAGTATGGTCTAAAATCAACCACCGTAAAGAAAAAGACAACAAAAAATAAAAAAACAGAGGGATAAATGTCTCACATATCTTACTCCGAGCTTAAAGAATGGACCGACTGCGCTTGGAAACACAAACTCAACTATATTGATAAGATCAAGCAGTTCAAAGGCAACGAGCACACTTGCTTTGGTTCCGCTCTCCACACAGTCTGTGAGGTCGTTGTTCAAGACCACGACGAAAATAAAAAGTCTGAGGGTCTAGAACAACTGTTTGAGCAGGAGTTTGTCCAAAATCTACAAAAAGTAAAACAATCCTCCCCTGATGTTGAGTTCTCACCAGAACTACTCACCTCAATGAGAACTCAAGGTAAACACATTATTCAGTTTATCTTACCTGCTTTAAAAAAATACTTTGGTAAGTTTGAAATGATTTCCATAGAGGAACCACTTTACCAAGATATTGAAAACGATAAAATCCAAAAGAAATTCAAAGGTTTTATTGACCTTGTTGTCTACACACCAGACACTAAAAAGTTTCATATTGTCGATTGGAAGACTTGTTCCTGGGGATGGGACAGTCGGAAGAAAGCAGATAAAATGATAACCTATCAATTAACCCTCTATAAGCATTTCTGGGCAAAAAAACATGGAAAAAAATATAATGAGATAACAACTCACTTCGCCCTCTTAAAAAGAACCGCAAATAAAAATAATGTTGAACTATTTAAAGTGACAAACGGCGAAAAGAAAATAGATAATGCTCTTAAACTATTGAACAAAGCCGTATATAATATTGATAAATGCAATCACGTCAAAAATAGACTTTCCTGCTACGGCAAATATGGCGTATGCGAATATTATAAAACAAAGCATTGTTCATGAGGTTTAAATGGATAAAAAAATTAAGGTCTTCACTCTTAGCGATATGCCTCTTAGTCCTAGTGGCGTTGGAACTCAAACTAGGTATATTTGTGAAGCGTTATTAAAAACTGGTAAGTTCCAAATCCGCTCATTCGGCGGCGCAATCAAGCACCCTAAATATGACCCAATTAAAACAGACCAATATGGTGAAGATTGGATTATGTACCCAGTTGATGGGTATGGCACAAAAGAATCAGTCCGGTCTTTAATTAGACAAGAAAGACCAGATATCATTTGGTTTATGACTGACCCTCGCTTCTGGGGTTGGTTATGGGAGATGGAAAATGAAATTAGACCTCTTATGCCTATGGTTTATTACCACGTTTGGGATAACTACCCCTATCCTACTTTTAATAGACCATTTTATGAGTCGAACGACTTCATCGCAACGATCTCAAAAGTAACAGATGATATTGTTAAGACTGTTGCACCTAGTGTAAAATCTCAATATATTCCTCACGCTGTAAATAGCGATATATTCAAACCAATGGAAAACAATGAGGAACTATTAAAAGAATTTAAAAAACAAGTCTTTGGTGATTTCTATGATCCAGATAAATTTATTTTCTTCTGGAATAATCGAAATGCTCGTCGTAAACAATCTGGTTCTTTGATTTTTTGGTTTAAAGATTTTCTTGATAAGGTTGGTCATGATAAAGCATGTCTCGTGATGCACACTGAGGTTAAAGATCCAAACGGTCAAGATCTTCAAGCAATTATTGAAAATTTAGGACTAACAAATGGAGAAGTTCTGTTTAGTCAACAAAAAATAGATTTGCAAAAATTATCAATGCTATACAATATGGCAGATTGTACGGTAAATATTTCTGACGCAGAGGGTTTTGGTCTTGCTACTCTAGAATCTCTTTCCTGTGGAACTCCGATTATTGTCAATATGACAGGTGGTCTGCAAGAGCAGATTACAGACGGGGAAAAAGAATTTGGTATACCTGTCTATCCTTCCTCAAGAGCGATTATTGGTTCACAACAAATTCCTTGGATCTATGAGGATAGATTAAATGGGGAAGAAGTTGTAGCTGCTATGGAAAAAATCTTTAACATGTCAAAAGAAGAAAGAAATAAAATGGGTCTTCTTGGTCGAGAACATGTAATGAAGAATTACAATTTTCAAGATTTTAATAAAACATGGGTAGATGTCATGACTAAACTCCACGAAGAAGAGGGTTCTTGGGAAACCCGCAAGTACACAAAGCGTTGGACTGTTAAGGAGGTTGCCTAATGAAAGTTATAGTAAGAGGACCAGCACTAACCAGAACTGGATATGGCGAACATTGTCGTTTTGTTCTTCGTGCTTTACGACAAGTAGAAGACTTGGATATTTATTTAATACCAATTAACTGGGGCGAATCTGCTTGGGTGTGGGAAGATAACGAAGAAAGAGAATGGATTGATTTTTTAGTTAAAAAAACTGCAATACATGAACAGTCACAGCAACAATATGATATGTCGATTCAAGTAACAATCCCTAACGAGTGGCAACCAATGGCACCAATAAATATTGGAGTTACTGCGGGTATCGAAACAACAAAGGTTGCTCCTATATGGTTACAAAAATGTAATGAAATGGATAAAGTTATTACTATTTCTGAACACTCAAAGAAAGGTATATTAGAGACAGTATATGAAGCAGTTGATAGACGCACTGGTCAACGAGCAATTCTTAAGTCTAATAAAGATATCGATGTAGTACACTACCCAGTTAAAATTTATGATGAATTACCAGATTTAGATTTGCAACTGGAAACAAAATTTAACTTTCTTACAGTCGCTCAATGGGGACCACGTAAAAACTTAGGAGCAACAATTAAATGGTTTGTTGAGGAATTTATTGATAATCCAGATGTTGGTCTGGTAGTAAAAACTTTTCTTCGCGGCGGGTGTTTGTTAGATAAAATTGCGATTGAGTCTCAATTAGAGAAGACTTTAAAAGAATATCCGAATCGAGAATGTAAAGTTTATCTTCTTCATGGCGATTTAGATGATAAAGAAATGCATTCTTTATATAGAAGAAACACAAAATTGCAAAATGTTTTAAATAATATGAAAGCATTTAGTGATAACGGCGCTTCAAATACTTTTTCACAAACTATAATTTTTAAACATAACCAAG